ATGGATCAGGTCGTTGTTTTTCAAAAGATGTTTGAGCAAGTGAGAAAAGAGCAAAACTTCTCCTGGTTTTATTCAGAATTAAAACATCACCGTATTGCACATTACATTTATTATCTGGCTACGGATAACATCAGAATTATTACTCACGATGACACGGTTTTATTATTAAGAGGAACCAGGAACCTGTTAAAAGTTAGTACAACCAAGAACCCTGCTAAAATAAAAGAGGCCGCATTGCTTCATATTCGCGGAAAATCTACATTTCGGGAATACTGTTCAACACTGGCAGGCGCTGGCGTTTTCCGGTGGGTTACTGATGTTAATTATAACAAACGCAGTTACTACGCCATTGATAATACGCTTTTATATATTGAAGATGTAGAAAATAATAAACCATTAATCTAGCTAAAGTTGGGAGCTTAAGAAATGCTTCATAATTCAGTAAGGCATTAGCATAATGGAAATAAAAGTGCAGAGACCATCCCTATGGATGATTAATACTGTCTTTTTATTGCCCCCCATAAATAATCACCAGACCAATACGATCAAATTGATATTTGAAATGTGTTCACTTGACTTTTGATACGTTATTTTATAACGGTTAACATATTTATAAAAACAACGGGCGTGTTATACGCCCGTTACAGTTTTTAACGCATGCAGAAATTACATATTCTTGATGATCGCGTCACCAAACTCTGAACATTTCAGCAGTTTAGCGCCTTCCATCAGACGTTCGAAGTCATAGGTTACGGTTTTCGCGTTGATTGCGCCTTCCATACCTTTAACAATCAGGTCTGCGGCTTCAGTCCAACCCATATGGCGCAGCATTAGTTAGATGACTAAATCGTAACTATTTGACATAGCAACATAATTTTACTAATTTGCATATAACTCATTAGCCCTTAGCATTTCTATAACTCATTGATTATAAACATGTGTTTTTGAGTTTTGATAACCATTTTTAGCATAAAAATAGCAGTTAACATTTGCAGAAGTTAAGATCAGAAAAAATTTTTACCCTGTAGGGTATTACGTCTTAAATGTGACTTTAATAAATAATTTTATTTCTGTAATCGGTTTATATTAACGTAAAGCATCTCGATTAGTTCTTTTGCATTTTTACTATAGTGCAATTCTCTATGGCAATTCGGACAAAGGGCAACACAGTTATCTGTTGTATCAGCACCACCTGAAGATAGGGGAATTACATGATGCACTTCCAAATATGGGTTTCCATCATTTAAATAAAACGGAGCATTTTTACCACAGTTTTCACATATACCTTTACTTTGCTGTAAAATCCAAGCTTTTACCATCGGGTCTCGGACATAAACTTTTTGTAGTCTTTCTACCTCAACTGGTTTCCTGGAGCCCTCGGGTTGACTCAACGTTTTCTTAATTAATTTACTAACCCTCATATTCAGAAGCGATTCATCATCTGTAGGCTGTGAAAGCTCTGATAGTTCTCCACGTATTATAGACGCCCAAAAACTGTCACTATAAATACCTGGAACATTTATCAATATTCGTTTCGTTCTATTGCCGGAAGGAATTTCCTTTCTCCCCGTACGACTAAAATAAGCCTGATAACCACACATCTTCAAGCGTATATCGCGGGGGCTATTACCAATCAAAGTAAAATATTCACCAGGATGGATTTTTCTTTCATCCAAAGAATGCATATGTTTTCTGACTGATGATGACGCCAGATATACTACGACTTGGGATACACCAGAATCAACCAACCGTTCAATGATATAATCAAGAGCGATATTGTAATCTTTGTTTCTGTCACCCGGCCCCCACGACTCAAGGATTAGACCATAAACACCATCCTCTTCACCTATCGAACACTCAGCTTTCAGTTCAATTCCATTGTTATCAAAAACATGCATAATATTAATCTTTAATCAATTTTTCACGACAATACTACTTTTATTGATAAAATTGCAACAAGTTGCTGTTGTTTTACTTTCTTTTGTACACAAAGTGTCTTTAACTTTATTTATCCCCTGCAGGAAACCTCTTATACAAAGTTGACACACCAACATCATAGATAATCGCCACCTTCTGGCGAGGAACTCCTGATGCAATTAATCGTCCGGCCTGTTCCCATTGTTCTGGTGTAAGTTTGGGACGACGTCCACCAATTCGTCCCTGTGCGCGAGCAGCTTCCAGTCCAGCTTTTGTTCTTTCAACAATCAGTTCACGCTCCATTTCAGCCAGGGCACCCATCACATGAAAGAAAAAGCGCCCCATTGGGGTACTGGTATCAATTGAATCCGTCAGACTACGAAAGTTGATGCCTCGTTCGCGCAACTCCTCCACCAGCACGACAAGATGCCGCATACTGCGCCCCAGTCGGTCCAGTTTCCAGACCACCAGCGTGTCACCTGCCGATAATGTCCTGAGCAGCTTTTTCAGTCCTGGTCTGTCGGACTTTGTACCGCTTATCTTGTCTTCAAAAATCAGCTCACATCCTGCACACTCCAGCGCATTACGCTGCAATTCCGTATTCTGGTTATTTGTTGATACGCGGACATAGCTAATAAGCATGAGCATTCCCCTGAGTAAAAACCGGGGATGATGCCAGTTAGCCATAATCTCTGCATTTTCTTAAACGTTGGTTTGGGAGAAGCGGCAAAACGGAATGTGGGGACAGGGGAAAATCAGATACCGGACATGGCCTCGTTTGCCAGTGGTGATGGATGGATGAAATTACCCAACGGGAAAATCCTGCAATATGGTCGAGGTGAGGCTATGCCGAAATTATCGACGCAAACAATGAGGATTACATTTCCTATCCCTTTCCCTAAAAAAGCGGATATCGCCATTCTTACCCATTCTGGCGATGGCGGTGCGCCTTTTGGTGCAGGGCGTGGATTCGTTATGTCCGTAGAAGGCCCAACATTAACCGGCTTTAATTCTGCTTACAGAACTGCATCAACCAGCGACAAGGTGTCAATGACTTACAGTTGGTGGGCTGTTGGTGAATAATTTTATTCAGGATGATTTATATGAACGAATATGTTTATAGCGCAAGGCATAATGCTTTTTTCCCTGTGGATATGATTGATAAATATAAATCAGAGGGATGGGATTTATCAGATGCTAAGGAGGTGAGTCAAAATATTATCAGTGAATTTATGGCTGAACCGCCACAAGGAAAAATCCGTATTGCCGGAGGTGATGGGCTGCCCGCGTGGGCGGATATTCCTGCCCCTACGCATGAAGAACTTATTGAAATTACTGAATCAGAAAGACAGCTACTAATTAATCAGGCCAACGATTATATGAACAGTAAACAATGGCCCGGTAAAGCCGCTATTGGTCGTCTGAAAGGCGAGGAACTGGCGCAATATAATCTGTGGCTGGATTATCTGGACGCACTGGAACTGGTCGATACTTCCGGTGCGCCAGATATTAAATGGCCTACGCCTCCGGCAGTTCAGGCCAGATGACATCCGGCGCGGTGCTGGTATCTGTTGCCGTCACCGCGTCAGTGTAATCCAGCACGGCGTTAAGTCGGGTTGTTTCTGCCTGCGTCAGTTTCCGTCCGGCCTGCAATTTCAGTTGAATCAGACTGATGGAAGCCATAGCAGCATCAATCAGTGACTGGCGCTGTGCTTCTGCCGCGTCTACTGCGGCGCTATGCTGTGCCTCAGTATCGGTCACCCATTTCTCACCATCCCATTTATCGTATGGAGATAAAGGGGCGATAGTGGTTGTATTTTCAGGGTAATCACCCGGAGCTGTGATTTCTTTTGATTCTCCTGTTTCTGTGCTATAGACGATTTCACCGCGATGGTCTGGCACATATTCCCATGAATTTAAATTCACAGAACGACAGATTGCATAACCAACCTTATGTATGCCAGGTGCATCAAGACAGGAACATGCCGGAATACCGACACCCACAGCAAGATATTCAGTTGATGTGGAAATATATTCCCGTGTTTCACTATCATAGTTATAGACGGTAATATTCCCCGCCTTCGTGGCAATAAACTCGCTATTTAATACAACATTATCCATTATGCAGCCCTCACGATATAGTTAAATGCAACATTTCGTGGGCGGGTTTCGTTACCGCCAGGGAGCTGAAAAGCGTTGATAATCCCACCGCTTGCCTGACTTATTCCATCCGTGTACAACCCGCCACCGGCACTGTCGCTGAGTGCAAATGTTTTTGATGGTGAACTGTTTGAAGCTGGTCCCCAGTATTTTAATGCGAGCTTTCTGACTTCATCACTCTGAATACTCAATAAAGCACGCCCTGTATCAATGCCGCGCCCATCATCCCAGCCACGAATAAACTCACCGCGGAGATCAGGTAGTTTCCCTGATGGATATGCTGTAGCAAGACGGGGATATTTAACCTTATCAAAGGCAGCGCCATTGCATTTCAGCCAGCCTGTTGGCGGCGTAGCTGAAGGCCACGGAACAGGGACACCAACAGGTAATGCAGAGCCTTCTCCCAAACCAAGGTTTTCGAGAGCCGTTTGCACAGTGCCATCCGATTTGATATCGCCAAACGGATTCTTGCGGCTTAACAGCAGCGCGCGAAGTGCGGTAAGTAACTGGTCGTGCCGCCCCTTCTCCAGGCTGGCATCGGATGCCTCCACCACGCTGCAAAGTTCCTCCTGCAACATGTCAAAGTAGTCATCATCCAGATCGGTGGCAGGCGTGCCAGTCTGGGGGTTACCACGGGTAAAACCGTTCTTACCCGCGCCGAACTTATCCTTCTGCGCGGTTTTCGTGTCTATACGATGCATGGATTACTCCGGATATTTAAAAATTACGTAGGTATGCGACGGGCAGAGTTTGTTAAGCACGCACTCGACAACGGTGTCCCCCCAGATACGCAGTGCGGAATCACAGGGATCGCCACATGTCATCCAGGTGGTGTTGGTGGTGGCTGGCATGTTGACCTGCCAGTAATACCGCCATTCCGGTGCATTCACCGCGTCAGTACAGGCCGATGAGCAGGTGAAAGTGCTTTTGTCGTATCGCGTGATGGTGGCATCTGGTCTGCCCAGGGCAGCAAGCTGTGCAAGATAAAAATCCTCGTTGATGCCGCCCGCCAGGTTAACCTTCGCATCCAGCCGTTGCTGACGCTGGCGAAGGGTCTGCGTTCCCGCCGGAATACATTCATCCGGCAGACCGCACAGACGCTCCCAGCGGTTTATCAGTTCAGTGGTGGTGCGCGGATCCAGCTCCCGCATCAGGGCATCCGCACGCTGATGAACACGAGTTAATGACGGTGCCGCACCGGCAATCGCCGGATCGCTGGCTGACCACGCCGGACCGGGCGGCAGCAGTGCCGACAACAGACGGATGTAATCATCGTTTGTCACGTCCATGAAATCGTCCCCAGAACCGCCAGTTCATTTTTTGCAATGGAGATATTGTCCGCCGGTGCAAGCAATTGATGGCTGTATTCCCCGTTCGCACCGGAAATCGCTTCACTGATACGCGACACCTTCAGTTCTCCCTGCGGATAACCATCACGCAGCAGGAACGAACGCAACTCAGCAGTGATGGCGGCTCGTATTTCCGGTGTGTCCGGCGTCACGCGGATATGAAAATCCACCGTATGCGCCACCGGCCTGAACACATACAAATCAGAGCCTGCCACCGGGGCCAGTGGCTCAATGTGTTGTCTTGCCGCCGTTTCCGTTGATTCTTCCGGAATGGGATTAATCAGGTCACTGCCGGCAATCATCACACCGACAGTCCCCGTTCCCATCCAGTGACGGTATGTCCATGCGCGGGTAATGCCGGGCACTTCTTTAGCCCAGACGACATAGTCCCCGTCAGCCCCGCCCTGCGGCGTCCAGTAATACCGCTCAATGACGCGGGCGCGCCACGTTTCCAGCTCTTCAGTATCAAATCCGCCTGTAAGGGGGTCAGCCACACCGGAAGACGGCAGACCATTAACCGGCGTGACCAGGATTAATGACGTACCGTCGTCAGCGTTACCGACCGCGCCTGCACTTGAGCAGGCGATCGGCACGCGCAGGACACCACCGGAGCTGGTTGCATCGGCAGTTGCCGTGTACTGAACCAGGTCATCGCGCTGAATAACACTCCCGGCGGTCACCTTCAGGCCATCGCTGACACCTTCCCAGCGTATATACCCGCTGGCAGCCGTGGCCCCCTTGCGCGGACACCGTTTCATCGCAGCATGTCGCGCCAGCCAGGACTCATCGCACAGGTCAGGCAGAATGTTCATTGCCAGATAATCGATGTACCCGTAAACCGTATGCAGCGCCGCCGCATACACCTTTGCCCGCACGTCTTCATCCATGCGCCGGAGCGTGTCGCTGACGTCCAGCCTGGCGAATAAATCGTTACGGAGCATACTGATATTTTCTGCCAGCGTCGGGCGCTGAAATTCACTGTCCGCCATGCGTTATCGCACTCCACAGATCATCAAAAGAAATCATTACCGGTCCGTCACGACGCCAGAGAGTGATACTGTTACCCAGTTCATTAATCCCGGTGCGGCGGATATCCAGATCAATACGGGACACCACGCCATCATCAATCATCCATTGCAGGCATTCGCGGATATACTCCCTTACCGTCTGCACCAGCTGATTGGTCAGTTTGCTGCGCTGAAGCAGCCACAGTCGAGAGCCGTAACGGTCATTCTGTACCGCAGGCCAGGTATCCCCCCACCATCCCATCGGGACGTCGGCATTGTCATCAGGCTCCGCCCGCCGCCAGGTAAACAGGGAAATCACCACGGCGCGGGTCAGCGGATCCAGCGGTGCGCTGGCGCAGGTGCGTTTACCGTTCACCGTCAGCCACAGTTCCATCATGCCTCCATCGCTTTATCAGGTTTGTCGGTGTTACTGCCCTGACCGTTCTCTCTGTGACGATGCCCGTTATAGGCAAGCCGCATCGCTGACATGGTGGTGCCGCTGGAGTCGCACAGGTCTTTCACCTGTCCTGTCACTTCCAGGTCCATTTCAAAACGTGCTTCAGGTGCATTGCGAAACGTGATCGTTTTACCTGCACCGTCCACCACGATCCCCTCCCGGGTCAGCGTCACGGACTGCCCCTGATCGTCATAGACCGCCACCTCACCCGTCTGCAGCCCTTTCAGGCGGTAGCGCCGGTCCGACACCGTAACAACCACCGCATGAGAACGGTCGCCATCCGGAAACAACACCACCGCTTCCGCACCGCTGTTTGCCCTTGCGGTAAAACCGTAGGGTTCAAGATGTTCAACCCCGGCTTTGGGTTCACCGGCAATCAGGGACACATCCACGGTCTGACATTTCGTGGCGGCACTGATGCTTTTCACCACTGCCCGCCCAATCAGGCCGAGGAGTTGTCGCTGCATGGCTTCAATCGTCCTCATCAGAACGGGTCCTCCTGTACTCTGGCTTTTTTCTTTTTCCGCGCGCCGGGGGCTTCGGGTTCAGGCAGATAAGCATCAGGTGGGCCGACACGGATTTCCGTCAGGGTGCCGTTCTGGTCCTGAGTAAACGTGACTTCCGAAACAAGCAGTTCGGTATTGTCGAAACCACAGACCGGATCGAAGACAATCACCCGCTGGTTGGGCTGCCACAGCGTACCGTTACCCTGTCGCCAGCCCTGCACCACATAGGTGGTTTCATCCGTCCGCGCCGCCCGTTGTCGGGCTTCAAAGTCCGCACGGGCAATACAACCTGCCCCCGTAGCCTGCCCTGTCTGCCTGATATACATCGGACGGTAACGGGCAATAAATGCGTCCTCTGTGCGGGCCCGCAGCGCGGTGGTGGTGGCCTCACCGAAATCATCGTCGTTTCCGGCACGCTGCCCCGCCACCTGGTAAACAGAAAATCGCTCCCGGATACTCTTCTCCGTATCACAGGAAAGGATGTTTTCCCCAAGTACCAGCGCGGTATGTGCCCGCGTTGAGCCAATACCGCCAATCACCAGCCTGCCGTGCGGGTCGTCGTAAGCCAGCGCCTGCTGCTGACCGAGTATTTTGTTGATTACCTCAATCACCGTTTCACCGTGATCAGGCTGAACATCAGGAATAACACCCGACGGCGCACCGCTGTTCACCACCTCAATGCCGAAAGGCGCAGCAAGCGCCTGCGCAATCTGCACCAGCGAGCGTCCGTTAAACTGTGTCGGTTCGGCTGCACAGTCAATCAGGTCAGCCGTCAGACTACGTCCGGCAATACCGGTGCTGACCGAACGGGCATCGTAACGAACGGGAGTCGCCTCCACCCAGCCGGTGATCACCAGCTCATCACCAATTAGCACTTCCACTTTTGAACCGTTTTTAATGCGCGGCTGAAGCGTGGTGATACCCTCATCTCCCGGCCACTGGCGGGTGATCTCCACACTGAAATCCCGCGCCAGTCGTTCAACACCGGCACCGATGCGCACCGATGTCCAGCCATTCCACTCCCGGCCATTTACCCGTAGCGTGACGTTATCGTTCATTGCACTGGCACCTTCAGAGGGATCACCGGCACAAAGCCGGGATGCGTAATGGCATTACGCCGGATAATGTCCGCGTCACGCGCCGCGTTATCAAACCAGGTCGCCGCCAGCACCAGCGCGGGTAAAACCTCATCCGGCGTGCGCTGAATGATCCGTGCAGACTGTTCAAGGCGCGTGTTGATATCCGCATTCAGATCTGCTTTCACCCGGCGCAGCGCCAGAAACAGCGCATCACTGGTTGTACGGGACAACTCCTTATCAATTGCCGTATTCAGTGTGTCGCGAATGTCGGTCAGTTCTTCCCACGTTGGCAGGTCAACCGTGTTTTTCACCGCCGGTGCATTGTTCAGTGCCGGATGCGTGACAGAAGGCCAGCCGGTGCTCTGCGCGGGTGTTGTTGACTGCCCTACTGTGGCATTCTGCATCACCGCGGAAGTTGTGGGCGCAGGCAATCGTGTGACGGCATACGCCGCTTCGCTGATTGCGGTCGTACGAAGGGTGCTGGCAACCACGTTACGCTGCTGCGTCGCCGTGGCGGTAGTTTTACTGTCCGTTTTCCAGACGCCGCGCGGTTGCAGATCGCTGCCGAGGCTGACACCGGAAAGCGTTTTGATCATGGTGACCAGGTCGCTGGCGTTACCATAAAGGCGTTTCCCGGTACGCCACATTTTCTGCACCTGCTCAACGAAATTTTTGCCTGACGATGGTGGCGGCAGAAGTACCGAGATATCCCCCTGCAACAGCCTGGCGGCATCCGATACGGCAGAATCCACCACTTTCATCGCATCAGAAACATACCCAAGCATTGTGCTGGCATTACCGACGACGTCGTTCTGCACAAAATCTGCCACGCCATCGATACTGAAACCACTGAAGCTGTCACTGATGCAGTCATCCAGTGCAGAACAGGATGACATCAGCGTCTGCGCCGTCGCCGCACCTGAAGTGGGGTAAGAGAGTTCTCCCGCTTCGACAAACTTCAGGTCAAAGCGGACAATACGCCCTTCACTCTTCGATGTGCTGACCCGAACTTCCCCGTCAACACAGACTTTCAGCTCACCGTAAGTCGGATGGACAAGCGTGCCGGGACCGGGTTTATTCAGCGCGTCAATCAGGCGATCGCGCTGGTCAAAGCAGTCATCTCCCACCACATAAGCTGTGATGGACGGGCGGAAAGTGATTTTCCCCAGGTCTTCGGTATAGGGTTTGTCGCGGTTCGGGTATTCGTGCGTTTCCACACGACGACCGGTTCCCGCACTTTCTTCTTCAACCTTAAACGGCACACCGCGAAATGACGCGTCCTGAAGTCTGTCTTTCCACGTCATATAAACTCCGTACATAAAAAATCCCACCGGAGTGGGACTCATTAACAGATTAATTTTTCATTACCTGCCAAAGCGCGTATAGCCAACATCATGGCTGACATCAAAACCGCTGGATCGCGTTTCCATAACCCGCATACCCGGAGGCGAATTCACAAAAGAGACCTTGATCTCACCATCAACTTTTGGCGCAGAAGCTTTGTTAATCATGAAGGGATTCGGGCCTGTGGCACCGGAGGCGTTGTTTGACTGAGCCGGATCTACCGCCTGATAAGGTGTGTATCCCCGTGCCGGTATTCCCGTCCCATAAGCATCATAAGCACCCGCGCCCCACTGCGCAGAGTTAATGGCATCGACCGTGTCACCGGAACTGTCGGTAAACCACTCAATAATTGGCTTCAGTTTGTCCCACATATCCTGAAACCACTTAACAACCGGTCCCCAGTTATTGATTACCATCCCCAGCGGCGACCAGGCAAAAACCTTCTTCAGAAGTTCCCAGCCAGCCTCAAAATAAGGACCAATGGTTTCCCAGAGCTTCTTGAAATAAGGTCCGACAACATCCCAGTTAGTGATAATTAATCCCGCAGCCAGGGCTATCGCCGTCGCAATCATTCCAATCGGCGTCATCGACATGATCCTGCTGACAATACTGATGGCACCGCCAACGCCCATCAATCCCAGTTTCAGAATCGCAAGACCGGCAGCAAGCCCGACGACGCCGCGAATAACCCGGGGATTTTCATCCGCAAACTTCGTGAATTTTTCCCCTAACTCCCCCAGCCATTGCGTGATATTTTTGGCGTCACCAGAAAATGCGCCGCCAATAGCCGCAAGGCCGTTAGTTGCGGTCCCCGTCATTGCCTCCCACAGGTTGGACAGCGTACCAAGCTGGGCCTGAACACGTTTATTCAGGCTGGCCTGTTTATTCATCTTCTGCTGGATCTGATCGTAGCCATCCTTTCCTTTATCGATTAGTGCATTGACCACCTGAAGGGTTTCGGCATCATCACCAAATATTGCCTTAAGTACACCTGTTCGCTTAACGTCAGTCAGTTTTCGCAGCTTTGCCAGTTGCCTGAACATGTTATCAAGACCGCCAAAACTTCCTTTGCCGTCAGTAAAATCGAGCTGTACCCCGAGTTTCTGGCGGGCCATGATTTTATTGACGTCCCTGATTTTCTTAACGCTTAATCCGGACTGGATAACTTTTCGCAGGGCATTACCTGCCGACTCCCCGTTCATCCCCATCTGATCCATCATGACGCTGATGGGGGCAAGGCTCTGTGCAGCCTGAAGACCGTCCTTGTTCACCATCTTCAGAACAGAACTGGTTTTAGTGAAGAAGGACAACATGTTGGTATCGTCAACGCCCAGATAAAACGCCTTCTGGATAGTGTCGAACAGCCCCATCATGTCTTCTGACGCCGTTCCGGTAGCATCCTGCATCTTTGCAGCAAATTCAGCAGCCGCTTCCGGTGTTTTTTTCAGTTGTACCGCAAGATAAGCTGTCGCTTTACCCACACCACCCAGAATGTTTTCTGCCGGGATCCCCTGACGCACCAGCATCTGCATCATGTTCTGGAAATCAGCCGTTGTACCGGGTAGCTGGTTACCCAGGCCAATAGCCAGTTTATTGATGTCCTGAAAGCTCTTTCCAACCTCGCCGTTCGCATCCATCATGGCGACTTTCAGCCCGGTAGCGGCGTTTTCCTGATCGGCATAAGATTTCAGGGAAAGCGTCAGCCCCGCTGCCAGTCCTCCACCAAGCGCCAGCCCACCCTGTGACGCTTCTTCCGCCTGGCGTTTAAATCCCCGGATTTTCTTTTGCATTTTCGACAGCGCGGGAGAAAGCCTGTCGACACCGGTGATCAACGCCTTAAGCTCAAATTCAGCCATGTGTGCGTTTCTCCTGCTCTATCCTGTTTGCCTGACTGACCAGCAAGGGAATTTCACTGATAGGCATATTCAGCAATTCGAAGGGATTAATGCGCCAGTAGCTGGCGCAGTCAAAGAAGCGATCAGTGAGGTATTCAGCCGTCAGGCCTGGAGGAAAAAACCAGCCACAAGCCACGCCGCTGCATTCAGGTCTGCCGGAGACATCTGGTCGACAGAGCTTTGCGGCACTTTCGCCAGCCGCACAATGTATTTCGACACCACATGCGCCAGAAGTCTGACTGACTCATCCTGATTCATCTGGTAGGGATACCCCAGCTCGCGGACATCCTTCCCGGTGGGTTCATCAAACTCCAGTACGGAGAGTGTCTCACCATGAGCGATAATCGGTTTCTTTAACTCAAGCTCTTTCATTACTGGTAATCCCCTTCTTCACCGTGGAACTCAAGATCAACCGTGCCTTCTTCGGCATTATGGTTCGCTTCGCCGTGCAGCCAGGCGGACGACAATACATAGACCTGACCGTTCGCCAGCTCGGCAGTGATGGTCATCTCATCAGACGAGGTGATTTTGCTCACCGGAAAATTCTTCGGCACCTTGAAGGTCCCTTTGACATAAGGCGCACGGTGAGTTTCCTTGCGGTCCACTGAACCGTCCAGGCCGATGATGTCATCATTGACCGTCCTGTTCATGGGCACCTCAATGCCGCCGGTCAGCGATAGCTGCTGACCGTCAATTTTGAAATAACAGGTTCCCCCGATACGGGCCATTATGCAGACTCCTCTGAATACTGAAGACGGAACTGGTTAACCACGGCAAAGACACGCAACTGGTTAACATAGTCAGGCGGGAACAGCGTGTTCAGGCGGTTCGGATCGCTGGCATCACGCTCCACAACCAGGTACTGCTTAAACAGTTCGTAGTTTTCCACGATCCCCGCACGCTCAAGCTGACGGTAGGTTGCCAGCAGTTCCCCTTTGATCACCGCCGGTGTGACAATCGCCTGACCGGGACCAAAGCGGGTACCGTCGCTGGCAAGCTTGTGACGCCCGTACTTACTGGTAATGACGGATTTCAGTTTGCGCAGCACATACGCGCTGGTATGCAGCGTCTCGCTGTCGAGGTAGCTGTTATCCGCAACACCGTAAGCGTTTTTCCTGTACGTGGTGACATCACGCTGAATGCGCAGCACCCCGCTTTCGACATACGCCGTTGCCACGCCATGAGACAGCAGGGTCTGTTGTTCGGTCATCGTGAACCGTTTCCCCTTCGGCGCAGGCAGCATACCCACCAGCTCACCGGTCTGCGTGGGACGTGCCGGATCGTTGCGAATAAACACCGCTGCGCGGGCGGTACGGCTTGCCGCCAGCTCGTCGGCAGGCGTCTGGGTCTCTTTTTCGTATCCCGCCAGGGTAATGTGCTGCTGGTTAAACTGGTCACCTGCGTTCACCAGTTCTGACAGCGTGCCGATCTTTGCCGTATACACATGACCATACAGCTGACGCGCATAGCTCCAGCGACCGCTGGTATCGTTCATCTCTGTCACCAGCGTGTTAACGGAGGCCGTGTCGTTGAACGGCAGGCCAATATAATCAAACGGCTCATCCGCCATTGCAGCCACCGCGCCGGTGAGAACCGGAGCGCCCGTTCCGGCGCTCCCCGTCGCCACAGCAATCTGTACGCCCGCTGGCAGCACTTCGCCCCCACCAAAGCCGTAGTAATTGAGGCTGACAGGAATTTCATTCCCGCAAAGCCCCTTATGACGCGCGGTCAGCGTGACCACGCCTGCCGAAGATGAGGCCGTAAACGGCAGGGCCGGAACGGCATTAATGGCATCTTTGATACTGCTGGCAATCGTCGTGACGTTATCGCCGTTGGTCACCGGTGCCTGCACGCGGGTACGTCCCACATAAACATTCACCGTGCCGGTTTCGGTTGCCGCCCCGGTCACCGTCAGCGTAACCGTTGCCGCCGCGCCCGTGGATTCAGGAACGGCAATTACATACAGTTCACCAAACGGGTCGGTCTGGCGATAAGCCTCGACCATACGCGCCAGCTGACTTCCCGCACCACAAATCTGGCGTGCATAGTCTGCCGACGGCATCAGCACCAGACTGTTGGCAACAATCTCTGCACCGTTATTGGCATGACCAATCAGCAGCGATGCTCCGCTGTCCTGTGCAGTATTCGCCGCCTGGTTATCCATTTCCGCATAAAACAGCGGAACCAGCGTATTCGACGGAATGGTGTTAAAGCTTATCGTCATCGGTGTTCACCTTTTTATTCACGCGCCGGATATCACCCGCTGCTTCACGGCGCAGCCAGTAGTTGTTCTCGTCAACATTTCGCCCTTCGGCGGGCAAAAGGTCACCGCGGGCAGGGTCAGGCACTGACCGCCCTTTAACAGGTTTCACAAACATGAAGATTCTCAGGAAGGAAGGGTTATTTCGGTGTGATGTTCGATATCGCCGTCAGGCCCGTTACCGGGATCGAGATAATCAACATCAATCGCCAGCGTTCGCAGTTCATCCAGACTGTTCAGGTCATCCTGCTGGCGGGTATCGTCTTCAGTCAGCTCGCTGATGATCGAAAAATCGAACTGATAAATCAGCTCATGACGATTCAGATCCAGCAGCGTGCCGCCGTCATAGTTAATCGGGTTACCGCACGCTTCCGGGTTCCAGCCCAGCAGGGCCTTAAAGAGCATCTGCCGGACATCGTCCACCACATCATACGAAGCAAACTGACCGCGCTCATCACGCCCGTTACTCAGTATGACAACCACGGAGAAGCCCTCTTTCAGCTCCTGCCAGTAGTCGGTCTGGCTTTTGTTTTCTCCCGGAGAATCATCACCCGGTACAACATATGCCGCCGGGAGTTTCAGCTTTCCGACCTCCGGCAGATTTTTGAACTGGGCCGCGCCTGCAACCCGGTTTTCAAAATACGGACAACGGGCACGCAGTGCAGCAATAACAGGCGTCAGTTTCATCTGTGTCGTCGCTCCGGCTTCAGTGATTTACGCAATTCCCGCGCCAGAAAATAGCGTGTCCAGCTGCGGTTCTTTTCAAGCGTTTCCACCATGAAGTTATTACGTGGAGCCAGTCGCCAGCCGCTGCCACCGGATGCACCACGATGATGGCTGCGACGACGCTTTGCCCCTCGCCTCACGCCATAGAACAAAAAAGCCGGATAAAAATCACCGGTGATACGGCGGTTTCCCTCTCCATTACGCTGGTTAGGGGCTATACGTGCCATAAAACCAGGGCGATGTTTACTGGCTCTGGGTACCATGTAACCAATCGAACGAGCCAGGCGTCCGGTCTGATAACCGGGGTTTTCACCCGGTGCCGACCGCGCACGGCGCATCACCAGCCGACGGGCATCACGCATATGACGCTGACCAATCGTGACAAACGCCCGCCGGACACGGGCGCGGTTAAAGCGCATCTCCGCGGGCTGCTGAAAATCAACGTGCAAAAAGGAAGTCGTCATTGTTGCCTCCGTGACTCTGCCTACATTCGCCCAGCTCCGTACACTCCAGCAGCAGAAAGCGCCGCGCCCCGTTCAGATCGCGCTGACGTTTCACCCGGTACACACTGTCACCGCAGACCACCTCATAATCAGCGGTGATCCCCCGGCGGTAACGAATAGTGATGTAATGGGTGATGGCGTCCCCGGTCTGCGCGGTTTCCTGCCAGGTGGTGGCACTGGTCTGGATAACCTTCGCCCATGTCCGGAACGTAACCGGGTATTGAGGCTCCACGCCAAAGTTATCCGCGGGCATATCCACCCGCAGGCGGATCAGGACGCGTTTATTCAGTTCACCGGGGTCCGGCAGAATGTAGGTTGCGCTGGTCTGCGCCTGACGAATTTTCATTGCGGAAAGTACCTGTACGGGCCGACAAGCCAGCCAAAACTCTGCGGCATGTCGAGTTTCTCCACTTCCGTAACCGACGAGCGGTTTTCGTAAAAATGGCTGATAAGCATCAGCATCCCCAGACGAATATCATCCGGCAGGTGCAGCCCGTCCGGATCGCTGTCCGGAATGGTTTCATCCGGTGCATAGAGCTTCCGGTTCAGATACGTTTCCGTCCGCTTTTGTGCCGCACATGCCAGCAGTTGCAGATGGCGGTCATCAGTATCGAAATCCTCATCCAGCCGGAGTTGGGCTTTAATCTCTTCCATTGTCAGAAGCATACTCAGCTCTCTTTACTGGTCGTGGCTTTTTTCTCTTTTGCCGCTTTACTGCTTTTTGCACTGGTTCCGCGCTCAGCTAACCCGGCCTGAAGTGCAATCTCCTGCACCCGGGCAGGAAGCGCCCCGTCGTCATACTCACCGGCCCGAATGACCTCAACACGCATACCGTCCGGTGACCATTTCAGATCTTGTTTCAGGATCATGATTCTTCACCCGTCAGAACAGGGGGCGCGGTTCCGCGCCCCTGAATGATTACGCCGCTGCAATCTTCAGCAGTTTGATGGCCTGCGAATCGACCAGCATCCCGCCGGTGCGCTTGGTGGTATAAAAACCGACAAACGGTTTATTGGTGTACGGATCACGCAGAATGCGGGTGCCGATACGGTCAACGATGGTGTAACCCCGTTTGAAGTTACCAAATGCAATGGCTTTCGCATCAGCGGCGATATCCGGCATCTGTTCGTTTTCAGCGATACCGTAACCCGCCAGAGAGGACGGCTGCCCCAGTTCCAGCCCCGGACGCCACAGATAGTTACCCTCGGTGTCTTTCAGCAGACGGATGGCAAACAGGCTGTTGTTGTTCATCATGAACTTCGCGCCAGTGCGGTGTGCCTTTCGCAGCGTGTAAATCAGTTTGATAATGGCGTCTGCGGTCACCGCGGTCGCTTCGCCGGATACAATATGCTGAAGTTTGCCGAACGCCCGGACCTTATCGGTTTCATCAGTGGATTCATACGCCAGGAACCCTTTCGGCTTCTTGGTACCATCGCCGGTGGTAAAGGCAATTTCTTCCTGTTCGGCAAATTCGGTTGCCAGCTCGCTGTTGATCCAGGCCTCCACGTTGAAGAAGGCATCATCCAGCATTTTCTGGGTGGCCTGCGGGTTGCCGTAGATTTCCCCCATGAGAGGTTCAATCAGCTCCAGTCTGGAGGTGGCAGTCTGGGATCGCGTATCCGTTTCCCCCACCCATCCGGAAGCCGTGCCGCCCAGATTCACCAGTTTTTTGTAGTCGGAACCGCCAACGGTGATCACCGTGGCTTCCTGGCGCATCACCACTTCATCTTTCAGCAGGGTGAGAATGTTGCGATCCAGCGCTTCCGGCACGGCATAGCCACCGTCTTCATCGGTGCCCACCTGCAATGCCTTACGCTCCAGATCGCGCAGACCATCTTCACGGCCTTTACGCAAAAAGCCCACAAACGCTTCTTTATGCTCGGTGGCCAGTTTATTTTGCGCGCCACCTGCCGGACGTTTCAGCTCAAGCAGCTCTTTTTCAAGATCGCTTTTGAGATTTTCCAGCTCGCTGAGTTTCCCGTTCAGGGTTTCCACCTGCCCGGCAAGCTTGCCTTTTTCCTGCTCAATCGCATCCACGCGCTTGTCGTTCTTTGCTTTGAAGTCGTCAAACTTCTGCTGCAGCTCCTGCGCGACCTGTTCGACATCTTTAATATCTACCGCCATCGTATTTCTCCTGATTAGAAGTTCAGATTTTTCAGTGCATTCAGTGCAGAGCCCACATCCTCAGCGTCGCGCAGGGACAGTGCGCCATAGCCCCCGGCCATGAATGCTTTGGCCTGGGTACGGGAGAGTCCGACATCACGCAGGACTCTTTCGATTTTTTTCTGTTCGGGGATTTCCCCGCGGGCCAGCGCGTTCTTGACGTCGCTGATCCGCGCCTCGTCGTTAGACGGAAACGTCACCAGACTGACTTCCCAGAGGTCGATTTCTTTCAGCAGAAAGGCTTCTTTCGTCCGGTCGTATTCCCAGTCCTTCAGGACGTACCCAATAGAAAGGCCGGTTAACGAACCGGCCTTCATGTGTGCATGTGCGCGTTTTGCCAGGGGATCATCATCAATGAGCAACCGCCCCCTGACGTAAAGCCCGACATCGTCTTCCTTCATTTCGGTGTAAACACCGATGGGTTCATCCATGCGGTGCTGCCAGAGCAGCGCAGGTAACGCTTTTCTGTCACTCCACGCCCGCAGGGAAGCAGCAAATGCCCCGGACATCACCACATCATCGTGGCTGTCCTTTACACCAAAGACGGAGCCATACCCTTCAAACTCACCGGAGTCACTGACAGATTTCAGACTCAGCGGTACATCAAGACGTTGTTTCGTCTGCATTGGCGTTATCCTTCTGCTTACCGGCTTTACTGCCATCGGAGGGTTTCGTGGTCATGTTCATCGGTGTGAGATAGACATCACCACCGGGACGCGGATTCATATCTTCCAGGTCGCGGCAGTCATTGGGAGAGTAAATTCCCCAGTTGATCCCGGTGGCGTAGGCTTCAAAACGGGACTTCATATCCCCGCGCAGTAACGCCCCGGCGTTAAATTTGGCGTAATAAACGCCCTGCTTACTTTTTCGTACCAGTCCGGTGTTGATCCGCTGTTCGATGCGGGTCAGATACGGCACCAGTGAATAGTTGATAAATCCCAGCCCCAGCTCTTCGATATTGTTGAAGGTGGCGCGATCGGTGTTCTGCACCATGTGCAACGGCACCCGGAACAGACGACAGATTTCTTCAAGCTGAAACTTGCGGGTTTCCAGGAACTGGCTGTCCTCGGCGTTCAGCGCCATCGACTTCCAGTCCAGCCCCATCTCAAGGATCATCGGGCGGTGAGCATTGCCAAGCCCGGTGTGACGCTCCTCAAAATCTTTCTTCAGGCGCTCATAAGCCTGATCTGACAGCGTCTGCTCTGTACGCAACACACCCGACGTCACCGCGCCATTGCTGAACAGTCTGGCCCCGTGCTCTTCGGTCGCTGCCGCCAGCGATATTGCCTCGCGGGCATAGGCGATGGGATTCAGCCCCACCAGTCCGTCCAGCGTCAGCGTGCGCACATGCCAGATATCCTCCTGGCTCAGTACATCCGTGGAGCCATCCGGGAATGTGACCTGATAGACCGGCTCCCAGCTACTGTTAAGCTTCGGTACCACACAGCCGGGATCGACGGGCAGCAGTTCAGCCACTTCGCCAAATGCTTTCACTTTGTAGGCGTAAAAGTTTCCCCGCAGGCACAGACAGGTGACCACCAGCTCCCAGAACTCCTGCGGCGTCATATAGCCATTGGGATGCGTGGAGATCAGCTTATGCAGACGTTCGCCAGTGGCTCTCTGCTTCAGGCTGCCGTTCAGGTGATACAGGTTGCAGGGCAACATCCCGACCGACTCCGCCAGCACCCTGACACAGGAAAAAACCGCCGTCAGTCGCATGGCCCGCTGGCTGCTGATCTGCTTTCCGGTATAGGTGTCGTAGGACAACCCGATAGCATCCGCCAGCTCTGCTGGCGTGGTCACCGGTGCGTCACTTTTTCGTTGAAATAATCCCGAAAAGAACACTATTTACCTCCGCCGACAGACGACTGTGTACGGTCGAGATATCGCGCCACCAGCCACGACCAGAACAGACACAACGCCCCGGCAACAACAAACCCCGCCGGGGGATAAATCAGCCAGGCACCATACGCCAGCAAAAGCGCCCCCAGCACGCCCACCAGAGGCGCGAGAATCAGCATGATCATAATTACCTCAGTTAAAGCGAGCGGATCCCATAGGACTCAATGTGGTCAGACAGCGTGTCTTCTTTCTCGTACAGCATGGCTCTGCCAACCGCCATAATCAGCGCAACTGCACCATCGATTTTGTTTTCCGCCTGCTCTTTGACGGGCTTCACCACATCATCGTTACCCGGAATGGTTTTGCCGACCACGTTGCCGATACACCAGGTCATGATGGGATTGCCATCATGATGAAAGCGCCCCGATTCAATTGCCGCTTCCAGCTCTTTCATCGGGTCGGACATGTTGGTGTAGTTCTGAATGATAGTGATGGGGTTCAGGTCTTCATCAGCAAGGTCATGTGACAATCCGGTCGCCCCGAAGGGGTCGATGGGTGACTCACTGACCGGGCTGATTTTGTTCGCCGCTTTGGCCTCCTCGAGGATGTAGCGATAATCCACCTCCGCACCATCGGTAACGGTCAGAACGCCCATTTCCACCCATTTCTGAAAGCGTTCGGCTGTCCGTCGATCTTCATTTTTCTCGACGCTGTACACCGTGTCATACGGTACCCAGAAACGCGGGGCCACACTGTAGTAATGCGTTTTACCGTCAATCTCGCGGGTATAAAGTCGCGCCATGCTGTTCATATCCAGCTTACGCGCCAGGTCAAAGGCCAGAATGCACGGCTGCCCCTCGAACTGCTCAAGGGTCAGTGATTTATCCTCGCAGCTCTGCCAGCTCACCAGGTTGAAATACGCCGAACGCGCCGACACCCAGATATTGAGGTGTTTTGTTTTAAAGACGTTTGCCAGACGGGCGTTATTTTTCGCACGCTGCTGCTGACTTAACAAAAATTCGCGATAAACCGACACGCCAATATTTGGATTGGCTTTTTCCAGCACCTGCGGGTCGGTCCAGTCGTCACCTTCATCAACGGTATAGATGATCCCGAACAGTTCATCGTTGGGTACCGACCCGTTGAGCATCTCGATAACTTCCCGCCGCTTGTCGTAGCACGGCCCCTCAATGTTGTACCCGGCAGTAGTAATGGCCCACATCAGTGGCTGACGTCGCGCCCCCATCCCGGTAAGCATCGTGGTGTAAAGCGCATCGGTGGCGTGCTCGTGATATTCATCCACCACCGCACAGTGGGGTGATGATCCATCACCGGGGTTACCGATCAGCGGTTCAAACCGCGCGCCATCCTCCGGACGGTTCATGTTTGAGGCGTTAACCTCAATCCCGAACGCTTCCGTCAGCATGGGTGTGCGTTTACACATCAGTCGCGCCGGGCGAAAGACTTCCCACGCCTGTTTCTCTGTCGTGGCACCGGAATACACTTCCGCGCCAAACTCGTTATCACAGGCAAAACAATACAGGGCGACACCGGCAGAGATTGCCGATTTGCCGTTCTTACGGGGGATTTCGGTATACACCTCCCGGAAGCGGCGCAGCCGGGTACCTTTATTGACCCAGCCAAACGCACAGCAGATCACAAAGAGCTGCCACGGCTCCAGCGTGATGGGCATCCGTTTGAATGCCCACTCACCCTTGGTATGCGGCAACAGCTGAATAAATTTGGCGGCCCGTTCAGCCAGGTCCTTGTCGAAGCGGTAACGAAACGACTTACTTTTTTCCGCCATCAGGTCATCAAGATGGCGCTGGCAGGCCTGAATCACAAACTGGCAGGCCACAATCTTTCCGCGCACGACATCACGGGCATACTGATTGGCTGCATTTACGTTGGGGTAAGATTTCCGGCTCATGATTCGATGATTTTCAGATTGTCAGAAACGGGTTAGTGGCTTTCTTCTTCCCCGCCAGGCCAATCAGACGCTGGCGGCTGCTGGGGTCGAGTCCGAGCATTGCCCCCGTGCTGCTCATCTCGGACTCCTGTTCTTTTTTGGCGGTCAGCTCCGGATTTTTGACCATGCCGCCCATTGCACCGGTGATGGTGTTGCCCTGTCTGGCAATATTTTTCACGGCACGTCGCCAGAATTCATAGGCCACACACCACCGCTCAAGTACCGCCAGGTCAGTCACGCACAGCAGGCCCTGACCGCAGAGTTCTTTGGTTGTCAGTTGCCACATGATCGTGGCGAGAGGGAGATCTTCTTCGGCGAACCACTCCGGTGGCTACAACACCTTTGAATGGGCGTAAAAACAGGTTCATCTTTATTCAGGGCTCGCTTGCCGGGGTTTCCGGCCAGCGCCTTGCGCGCCGTTGGCTTGGGGCGACGCCCGGAACGCCCCGCCGTTCCAGCCATATGCGGCACTCCTGGTTAAATTTCATTTTTCGCGGGTATAAAAAAACGATGGGGCGGGCAGTCCGGAAGACGTCAGGTCACAGAGATTTGACCCGCCCCTCCCCTCAGGCTGTTGAGAATAATTATCACTTAAGCCGTTCACGGGCCGTCTTCGCCTTATGACACGGCCAGCACAGACTCTGCAGATTGCTGTCGGCATCTGTGCCGCCATGCGCTTTAGGAATGATGTGGTCAACGGTTTTCGCCTCACGTACCACACCAGCACGCAGACATAACTGACACAGGCCTTTGTCACGTTGCAGCACACGCACGCGAATAACATCCCACTTAGAACCATAACCGCGTTGATGACGGGATTGTCCTGGCTTGTATTGCTTCCAGCCCTCGCTTTTGTGGTTTTCGCAATAGCCTGACGGATCAGTAGTGGTATTGCGGCAGCCGCGAACGCGGCAGGCTTTTGGGGTTCGTGGTGGCATGTAAAATATCCATAATGAGAGAGTACTTGTCTCTCTCATATAAAAATCAATCTATGAACACGACAATTCTAGAATATATTTTTTCTATTTTTGATAAGTAGCACTTTTTATTTCCACCAGTCATAATATATTGACTATAATCAGTCCTGAGTTGTTTCCATTCAGCATGTATACTTTTATCTTTAATCCCCCCTTCACATAAAACCCATGCTCTCACTGCATTCTGGTATGCTGATTTAAGGTTTTCTTTCTTGAAATATAGCTGTGCTGCATCATCAACTCGGTGAACAACAGCATTATACTGCTGTTCAACTCTTGTTCTAGCTATTCTGTATTGTGTGGAATTCCAATTATCGGGCATTGCCTCAAAGGCATCCTCCAGCTCAAGTAAAGCTCGTTTAAACTCTAACTTTACTTTAAATTGCTCTTGTCTATTCCATGTGTTTAACGCCTTGCGTGCATAACACAACGCCCATAAAGACGCGATAGCCGAACCACAAGCCCCAATAGCAGACCACATATTCCAATCCATCAATATGCCTCCAGTTAAAGAAGCAATATTAACATGGAATCATCTCTATGAAATTACAGGTCCTTTTATTTGTTAGCGTCGATATTTTTTATTGTCGCTTTATCAAGATTACACTGTTCCAACGCTGACAACAGACTCACATTCAACTCCAGACTGTCACCATAGGTCAGAGTATCGGGTATGTGCGGTACTGGCGTTTCCAAAGTCAGAGTAGCTGGAAGCGGAATTGGAGGTACTGTTACGTAAACTGTCCGCGTATTTCCGCAACCGGTCAGCAGCGGCAGCAGGCACAAGGCGTAAAGCACAATCATCATCCGCAACAGCCACTTTGATATCAGCCTGGGTTCTCTGTGACTCCAGTGCGATCTGCTGTTTTGCATGCTGGTTAGCCTCCAGAACTGTATTGACGATTTGCAGTGATTGCAGGACATTATTGGTAATAGCGGTTGCGGATTCAGCATTTTGTACAGCCTCATCAGCACGTTTCTTTTCGTGCTGATATTTGCTGTAGTAGTGGTTAGCAGACCAGATGAAAGAACCGATGACAGTAGAGAAGAATGCTGCGATAACCAGCTTATAGCTCAACTTCATTTACCACCCCGCCAGCCTCTTTGAATCGGGCAATCAGGTCACCGATTTTATGTTCATATTGACCGTAACCAGCGCCCGGCAGTGAAGCCCAGATATTGCTGCAACGATCGATAGCCTGACGAATATCGCCGCGATCAATCATCGGTAAAGCGCCACGCTCTTTAATCTGCTGCAATGCCACAGCATCCTGGCTTTTTGGAGAGAAGTCTTTCAGCCCAAGCTGCTTGCGGTAAGCATCCCACCAGCGTGAAAGAAGTTGATAACGGCCTGCAGCTGTTGATTTGAGTTTGGGGTTTAGCGTGACAAGTTTGCGAGGGTGATCGGAGTAATCAGTGAATAGTTCACCACCAACAATAATATCATAACCGTGGTTACGTGTCGGTTGTCGCCCGTTATCCGTTCCTTCTGACCATGCCACCATATCGAGGAAAGCTTTACGCTGGGAATTTAGTACCTGCATAAATTACTCCTTAGAGCCACCAAACTTATTAGCGATTACTCTCATTGCAGCCCCACGAATAGCATCGACACCGATCAGCCCCACCCCACCACCAATGGCAACAGAAAGCGATTTAGGCCATCCGACATACTCAAGAGCGGATGCAAAAGTCAGCGTCAGAGCGCCACAGAGTAGAATTTCGAGTGTTTTTCGCTTCCAGCCACCACCACCGCCAAAATAGGCAATGCGCAAGCCAGCCATAACGATCGACATAATCACTGCGCCCAGTGGTGTGTCTCCACGCCACCAGCTCTGGACCAACTCCAGCCAGGTATTTGGGTTATGAGGCATTTGTAGTTATCTCTCACCTCGCTGATACAGCAGGTGCAAATTGAGGGAACATCATGTACCGCAAATCAGAAGCGGAAACGTCAAAGAAGCCGAACCGATGGACAACTGCGGAATAGGCCAGGACCAACGAATCCCCAGCCCCAGAAACGACAAAACCCGCTCGACGGCGGGTTTAAGCTGTGTGGCGAAGTAACCACTCTTAACACGATACAATAGTTTTTGCGTACGCGTTAACTTTTTATTATCCTCATACAACCTATATTGTCCCCAACAAAAACGAAAAAAATGCCAAACCTAAAAATCAACCACGTTATTGTTCACGAGCTATTAAAAGAGAAAGATAAAGATTTTGACCACTCGAAACGATACAACCTGCGTGATTCTGAACTTGATAAAACAAACGCTGTTGTAATTTCCCTTGTTGAAGGGGTCGTTGCTCTTTATGGCTCTAAAGGCAACTCAGCACATTACGGTGTATTCAAAAGCGCCCCAAAAGAACAAGGTCCAATCCCGGTATTATTTGATCAGTATCACCAAACAGCAACTTCTCAATCTATTGACTTTATTAACTTAACAAAGAAAATAATGGAACAAATGTATCATTCAGCCAAATCTCAATCTTGGTCTTCTGGAGGATACATTGTTTTTACTGATTATATTTCAGCAGGCATCAGATATTTTCTTGTAGCTATGATAAAAAAAAACGAATGGAGTAACAATTAGCGAAAAACTCGAGCCAGAAGAAATGATACATCTGGAGTTAAATAATATTAACCAAGCTGCAAAAATAAATTTTCACTTATACTATCAATATCACCAAGCTGATGATGTTCAAAAAACAGAATTAAGCTACTTAAGCTTCATCAACAAAACTACGGGACAGTCTGCTGCTGCATATTTCATCGCAGCTCTTGGGTGTGATAAGGGGATCGCATCAGCTGGAGCAACCCGCAAACTTCCAAATGAGGTAAAAAAGTTTTTTAAAAAACACAAAGAATTACGCCCTCATGCAAATGCAGTAAGAAACGCAGTAATAAAATATTTAGAATCCCAGTTCGGAAACAATTGCTCTGCAAAGCTTACAGATATTGAATCTATTTCTGCAACTCACATGGCATTTTTAGATGATGATAAAAAAGCCCCCCTAGTAAGAGAGCTCATGCAATATTTAAACAGCGAGGAGGTTAGAGTTCCTTCGGAGTTCGTCATAAATAAAACATCTCTTGACAAATTAAGGAATGTTATTTTCAAAGCAGATCAATATAGTTTTAATTTCGACAAAGATTTGCTTGGCATAACTACTGATGCTACAATTTTCTATGACGCTGAGCATGGGAATCTTACATTTAACAGACTCCCTATAGAAGCACAAAAAAAAATAAAAGATGCCTTAAAAGAAATGAATTTGTTAAACTGAGTTATAAAAGAAAAATAAAATGAATCAGTTGAAAATTGTAGTAGATTTATTTAGAAAATCTAAAACACCCCATTTCGACGGTGTTAAGTTTTCGGCGTCAATAGATTATACAACAGATATTAAAATGCTGTTGACTACTATGCTAGATGATAATTTCAACGAAGGTTCATTCGATGAAATTGAAATTGATGGTTGCGAGATTTACGATGGAAATGATCTGCCTAATTCAGGAACCACTTTAACATATTCATTTAAAGTCGCACGTAGAAGTGCAGATAGATTTTATGCTTCAAAAAGAGAGTTTATAGAAATTAATACTCTTCGAAAAGGCGTAATGCCTAAGAACTATTACATTGCAGAAAGTGATTTTTATTCTTATGATGCCCAAAAGCCTGACTATATAATGACAATTGAAAAAATTTGTCAATTAATTTCATGTTTATCGAACATAGCTCATTTCCACGATACCAAAAGTGATAGAAACACCAGCTTCTATCGCCTTGTTTTTGTACTACATTCAGAATCGAAATCAACAACAGCAGTAATTGAAACTAATTTAACAGAGGAGGTCCTTGATATTGAAGACCTAAATATCAATCTTATAGCCAATTTATCTAAATCCGATGCAAGCAAAGATAATCACTATCTTGAAAAACTGAACACATTCAGAAATACACTGATTGAATATATTTCAAAGACAAATGGCTCATTTATCAATATAATAAAAAACTGGAACGATATCAATGAGTTATATAGCAACAACCTTGCTGTATATATGTCTGCATTCTCTTTCCATAAAACAAGAAAAGAGATTGCAGATGCTGAAATTGATTATGCAGACAAAATATCCAAAGTCGTATCTGAAATAGCCAACAAAGCTTTAGCCATCCCTGTATCACTAGTTGCTGCAATATCGATATTTCAAATGACAGGGGAATTAGTTTCTATAGTGGCATTTTTAGGGATCTTATTGACATCTATTATTACTTATCTAGTCGCAGTGTCTCAAAAACGTCAACTTGAACGCATAATTCATGCAAAAGATACCTTATTCGATACTATGATGAACAGATTGAGTGAAGAGCAAAATGAACTCAAACTCAGATTACAAATAGCTCAAATAGAGTTAAACAAAAATGAAGTATTCTGCATAAGAGTATTGGACTTAATGCGCTGCTTATCATGGATGCCAACATGTGTTGGCATATTAGCTTTATTAATAAATGACGTGCTAATTTAAATATTGAGCATAAAACAAACACCTTCAATAAAACCAAGTGCGGCCTGCAATTCTTTTCTGACAGTACCATCAGAATAGTTACGCCTCTTCGCAATTGTACGGAGCGAAATCCCGATAACAAAATGTGCAATGATCAGCTCATATTCCTCTGGTTTATGCTTTCGCAGTCTAGCCACACAACCATCAATCATAATGCCTTCGTCATCATCGCACTGAAGGCGTGACTTTTTACCGTGTGGTAAAAGCCCCTTGAAGCCTGCTGCTACCGGCTGCCAGTCCACACCACTGTTGTCTGCTGCAGCCCATGCACCCCAGCGGTCCAATACTTCATACATATCACGCATCAACTTTCTCCACAAAATCAGGCCAGCACGCCTATTGCCAGCGCACGATCGATAAAACGAAATATCAGCTCCAGCTGGGAGCCATACTTCTCTTCAAATGCCACGGTATCCGCATGCAGCTCGTCGTGATGCTTTCTGCACAAAGGCAACACAAAGAGGTCATGCGCTTTTGTAGCCATTCCACCCTGACCGTGACCTATCAGGTGGTGGGGATCATCAGCAGGTTTTCCACAACATGCGCACGGCTGCGTCTTAACCCATCGCGTGTACTTTTCATTAACCCAGCGGCGACGTTTGGGGCGTAACATAAAAGACTCCGGCGACTCCGGATCCACTTTCAGCGCCAGCACCTTTTTCGCCTTATCCTGGATGATGCTGGTGGCAGGAACCGAAGGCACAAGGTCACTTTCCCGGGTAACAGACGGCACAACAGGCTTCGGTAATCTCAGTGCCTTACGGGCTGCACTTTCCGGTAAGGCATCCGCCAGATCATTACGAATCAGCCACCAGCACAGTTCCGGCATTGTCACAACATGACTGTCATCAAAACCGAGATCCCGACGCACAACAGACAACACCCAGCGGGCACTGTTATCCGTTGCCATTGATTCCAGCCGTTCCGTGAACTGATCGCGCAGCTGGTTATCGCAGTGCCAGCACAAACGGATTGCGCCCGGAGCGTGTCGCATTGTTGTCATGTTCTCGCTGTGCCAGTCGGAATGAGGCCACTGGCAGCCTTTTTCACGAAGTAACCAGCTTTCAAGACATTCCACGCCACCAGCACGACGGATCACTGCCTCATTGCGGAACACGGCCCGAACGGCAGGATCATCCGCCAGCGGTTGTGATGCCGCCGGAACGGCACCACTGGCGAAAGATGAATAACGTTCCGGCTCAGGCTCCAGCAAGACACGCCCCTGCATAAACAAGGGCATCAGCTCTGAACCTGGTCTGAACAATACGATCCCCATACGCGGGGCAATTTCAGGGGTCAGTAGTGCTCTCACGGTCACCTCAATGAACGGTATCGAGCAGCTTTAACAGCTCAGGGAATCGGGATTCGAAGAAATGCGGCTGCGTCTCGCGCGGATTTGCGGGACTGGTGATGTTCTTGCCGAACATGCAGCCTTTCGCCGTCAGCGACCAGAATTTTTTGATGTTGTTAATCGCAGTGCGGCTGTATCTGTCAACGACGGATGAAAAGTGATCCACTTATATCTCCACCAACGGCCCAATATTGATCCACCGTTTTACTCAGGATTAGCTTCTGCTATAACCCCGGCTTTTCGTTTCTGTCTGAGTCGATAGCTTTCTCCTTTGATTTGAACGACATGTGAGTGGTGTAAGATACGGTCCAGCATCGCTGAGGTCAGTGCTGCATCACCGGCGAACGTTTGATCCCACTGCCCGAACGGCAGATTGGATGTCAGGATCATTGCGCTCTTTTCGTAACGTTTAGCAATGACCTGGAAGAACAGTTTTGCTTCTTCCTGACTGAACGGCAGATAGCCTATTTCATCAATGATGAGCAGGCGGGGGGCCATTACTCCACGCTGAAGCGTCGTTTTATAACGGCCCTGACGTTGTGCCGTAGATAACTGAAGTAACAGATCTGCTGCTGTTGTGAAGCGAACTTTGATACCTGCACGGACGGCTTCATAGCCCATCGCTATTGCCAGATGGGTTTTCCCCACACCTGATGGCCCCAGTAATACGATATTTTCATTACGTTCTATGAAGCTGAGTGAGCGTAACGACTGGAGTTGCTTCTGCGGTGCTCCGGTGGCGAATGTGAAGTCATACTCTTCGAACGTTTTCACCGCCGGGAAGGCTGCCATTCGGGTATACATCGCCTGTTTACGTTGATGACGTGCCAGTTTTTCTTCATGAAGCAGATGCTCCAGGAAGTCCATATAACTCCATTCCTGGTCTACTGCCTGTTGTGACAGCGCAGGCGCTGCGCTTATAAGGCTTTCCAGTTGCAACTGCCCGGCGAGCGCCATCAGTCGTTGATGTTGTAGTTCCATCATCACGCCACTCCTCTGCAGAATGAGTCGTAGATGGAGAGTGGATGATGCAGGGGGTGTTTGTCGAAGTTCACCAGATTTTCACCAGGATGCACGTCATACTCTTTTTTCTCCGGAGGCAGTGCCAGCATGGACTGCTGCTCTTCGAGCCAGCGATCGCAGGGACGGGCCTGGATTGTTTCATGCTTTCGTTGGTTAGCGACATCGTGCAGCCAGCGCAGACCGTGGCGGTTGGCTGTTTCAACATCGACAGTGATCCCCATCGGGCGCAGGCGAGTCATTAGTGGGATGTAAAAACTGTTACGGGTGTACTGCACCATCCGTTCCACCTTACCTTTAGTCTGTGCCCTGAAGGGGCGACACAGTCGGGGAGAGAAGCCCATCTCCTTGCCGAACTGCCACAGCGAAGGATGGAACCGGTGCTGACCGGTCTGATATGCGTCACGTTGCAGAACCACAGT